GCAAAAACAGACATGGATCTTCATAGAGTTGTTGAGAATCTTATCAATCTCCGCAAAGAAGGCGTTCTCGGTATGGATCATTATGAACAAATCGTGAACATAAAGAAAATGAAAGAGGAAGTCGAACAGATTGATGAAATGCCTGGTGCGAATATGGACACTAGAGCCGTGCATCAGCATTTGAAAAAACAAGGTTGGAAATTATCACGTTCAACTGGTAGTCATGATGTATTTACACACACTGATGCTAAACATCATATTCCAGTTCCTAGACATAGACAATTAAAAGCGCCATTAGTCAAAAGCATTTTAAGTCAATCTAGAATGAGAGAAGAAGTTGAACAAATTGATGAATTGAAAAAAATGCCAGATAACATGGATTATGACGATCACATCACACGCGAAGACTTGCGTCAGTGGTTCAGCAAATCTCACCCAGAGGGTGATTGGAAAAGAATCAATTCAAAAGGTGAAGTTGCAGGTCCATGCGCTAGAGAACCAGGTGAACCTAAGCCTAAGTGCATGTCTAAAGAAAAGAGGTCACAATTGAGCAAATCTGAACGAGCTTCTGCTGTTGCAGCAAAGAGAAAACATGATCCTAATCCTGAAAGAAAAGGTAAACCGATCAATGTTTCGAATTACGGAAAAGGCAAGTTGAGTGAAGAACTACTTGATGAAAAGAATAAGCCTACAAATCCTAAACTTTGGTCTAGAGCCGTTTCTATGGCTCGTTCGAAGTTTTCTGTTTATCCTTCTGCATATGCAAATGGTTGGGCTTCAAAGTGGTACAAATCTAAAGGTGGCGGATGGAAATCAGTCAAAGAAGAAGCACTGGATGAACAAGGATTAGGCAACAAAGAAACTTCACCAATGGCAGCAACTGATTCGGTTAAAGCAATGGAATCTTCACATAGAAAACATCAAATGAAATCCGCAAGGATCATCAAATCTATCTACAAGAAAAAAATGCGTGAGACTATGTATGATTGGGAAAAAGATGATAAAGGTGGAAAAACACCAAATGCGAAAATTGTTCTTCAAGGTGGAAAAACTATGACAGGTCAAGATAGAGACACCGTAGAAATCGATCCTGTGCTTAGAACAAGACCTAATACAGGTAAACCCACAGTTTAATAAATAATAAATACAATTTCTTTCATAGGAGAAAATAGAAATGTCAACATCTTTCTGGACAATGACAGATGCAAATACTGGTGTACCACTTTTCGCACCTACTGCTCTTAAGTTAGCACCTACAAGAGCTAATGCTAATGTTATTTACGCAAATTCAAATACTGCACAAGCATTCAGTGCAGCCGTCGGCGTCTACGGCGTTGATACAGAAGAAGCATCAAATGTTCTAGTAACACCTGCTGCCACAAGAATGGCTCATGCTGGTTGGGTTCAAAGAACTGCTGGTATGGGTGCAGTTCTAACAATCACTGCAAACACTGGTGCATACAGCCCAGACGGTAACATTTTCGTTACCTTCACCGAAGGTGGTACAGGCAGTACAGAAGCAAATGCGTCGGTATTAACAGATGGTTCTAAGCAAATCGTTTCGATTACAGTTAATGAAGGTGGTTTGTATCTAACAACACCTTCAGCAGCAATTGTAAACAGTAATGCTGCACTAACTCTTACAATGGGTGGTAGAGCAAATAGAACACAATACGAAACACTTGTTGCTACAGGTACAATCACTGGCAACGGTGCAGTTATAATCTAACTATAAGGGAGGGTAATTCCTCCCTTTATTTTTATGTTCGATGATTTGAACGAAGACAACATTCTGCTATTTTCAATTAAAGCGTATAATTCACCACATTGCATAATGAGTGAGTTTGAAAGTGACTTTAAGAGGATAAAATACATCAAAAGACTGATACGTAAGTATAAAGTGAAGAAGATATTGAAAGATAGAATGTTGTTAAACCATATCATACTATTTTATAATGTTTTCGAATCCGAATCTGCTACAAGAATACTATTCTATAAAGTAGATGAGAGAGATTATGACATACTTAAAACGTTTTTAGAATATTTGAATTATTTGCCTGAAATTGTAAAAAGTATTAATGGTAAAAACATATTGACAAAAGATATTCCAACAGATTTAACAATAAGAGAATACTTGGATCTACTATGAAGAAGTTCAAACAATTTATTGAAGAATTTAGTGCGGGTCCATCTAACGCGGTTTCCACCGGTGCAATTGCGGGGACTGGAGAAAAAGGTGGTGAACCTGGCGTTAATTTAAAGAAAAAAAGAAAAGTTGTAATGGCTCCAATCTTTACTAGAAAAAAGCAGTAATGTGGTTTCTGAACTTCTTACCCTACTGGATATTTTATGCAATACTCATTGCTGGGGTAATTGGTTTCGTAATTTCTAAATTTGTACCTGCTTATTACAAGACTGCAATATTTGGTGTATCACTAATTTCTTTTGTGTTTGGTATTTTTATGTTGGGTGCAATTTATGAAAATAAATCTTGGGTTGCTAAAGTAAAAGAGATGGAATTAAAGATAGCCGAGGCTGAAGCGACATCACAAAAAGAAAATGTTAAAATTGTAGAGAAGATAGTTTATAGAGATAGAATCATTCGGCAAAAAGGTCAAGATATTGTTAAATATATTGATAGAGAAATAGTTAAATATGATAATCAATGTACAATACCGGATGAAGTAATAAATATATTAAATATTGCAAGCGAGCCTAGTAAATGAAATACTTTTTATTATCCCTTCTTATGTTTTTAACTGCTTGTAGCACTACTGTTCCAGTTGAAAGAAAATTTCCAGAAGTGCCGGAAGTATTATTAGAAAGATGTCCAGATTTACAGAAAACGAAAGAGAAGTCAAGTTTAAGTGATATAGTTAAAGTTATAACATCGAATTACTCTTTGTATCATGAATGTGCGGCGAAACATGATGCTTTTGTTGAATGGTATGAAACTCAAAAAAGAATATATGAGGAAAAGAAGAAATGACCATACTGACAAAAGACCAATTAAATCAACTTATACCTAAAAATCCATATTTGAATTACTGGCACGATGCTTTGTCAAAACTTTTACCAGATTATGGTATCGATACACCGAGAAGAATCGCTGCGTTTGTTGCTCAATGTTCACATGAGTCTGGTAACTTCAGAACAATCAAAGAGAATTTAAATTATAGATGGCAAACTTTAAGGAAGATATTTCCTAAGTATTTTCCTACCGATGAGTTAGCACAACGATATGCTTCAATGCCAAATAAACAAGAAGCAATCGCGAACAGAATATATGCAAATAGAATGGGCAATGGACCTGAGGAATCCGGTGATGGTTTTCGTTACAGAGGTCGTGGACTAATTCAACTAACAGGTAAAGAAAACTATTCATGGTTCGCTGCATCATTAGAAATTCCTGTAGAAGAAGCGGCAGAATATCTCGAAACATTTGAAGGTGCTGCACAATCAGCATGTTGGTTCTGGGAAACAAACAATTTAAATAGATGGGCTGATACTGGTGATATGTTAACGTTGACAAAACGTATCAACGGTGGCACTATTGGCTTAGACGATAGAATCAAGCATTATAAACATGCACTTCATGTTTTAGGAGTACACGAATGAGTAAAGAAGTAAAACAAGAAGATTGGATGCAGAAAAAATGGCGTCCAATGATGGCTATAATGTATATGTGCGTGTGTGTATTTGATTTTGTTGTTTTTCCAATTATGTTCACTATCGTTCAATTTTGGGAAGTCGAAGCATCGAATGACGCCTTCAGACAATGGCTACCGATCACTTTAGGTGGTGGCGGATTGTTTCACGTAGCAATGGGTGCAGTTCTTGGTGTCACAGCATGGTCTAGAGGTCAAGAAAAAATTGCTGGTGCTGCACAAAATGCACAAACACAACCTACTGTTGTTGAAAATGAGAAACCAGTTCAAACAAACACTGCTCCTAAAAGAGTAGAACCCACTTTATATACAATTGCGGTAGAATCAGAGCAACAATCAAAAGTTGCAAGCGGATACAAAGGCAAACCTTCGCCTGATAACGGTCCAGATCCACTCATTTAAGGAAAAAGTAAAATGAAAAAAATCATAACAGCACTTTCTTTATGCATTTTTTCGTTATCTACTGTAGCATGTCCAACTGAAGCAAAAAGCGAGCCAGAAACAAAAAGAGTTTGCATTATGCAAAAAGATGCAAAAACTGGAAAAGAAAAAGAAGTTTGCCGTGTAATGAAAATTCACAAAAAACTAGACGGTCAAAAAGTACCTACAAAGTGAAATGGCTGATGATAAAGAATGCACCGACATAAAGGTTGAAGTTGGTGTCCTAAAAACAAAAGTTGAATTATTGACATCCCTCTGTAATAAGATGGATAAGGTAATAGACAAACTATCTGAAAATCAAGATAGAATGGTGGAGCAAATATACGTTGATATGAGAAAAAGAGAAGATGATAAAAATCAGGATGTAAAAGAATTACATTCAAGGATAACCACGATCAGTAGAGAACTGTCGGACAAAGTTGAACTAACGGAACGTCGAATCATGGACGAGATAAAGTCCCTCCGACAAGACATTGCCGAACACAATAAAAAAGAAGATACCGAAATAAAGAAAATCCTCGAGTGGAAGTGGATGGCCGCAGGTGGTATAATTGTCATGATGTGGTTGATTACGAACGTAGACTTTGCTAAAATAGCCTCGTTCTTCAACTAAAATCTACGGTTTGTTATGAGCGTCATTGTTGACAGGAAGTTCCTCAAGCTTTTATCTCCTAAACTTAACAGGTTTTCCCAGAAAAAGGATGACTTGTATAACTTTAGGTGCCCGTTCTGTGGCGATTCACAGAAGAATAAAACAAAAGCAAGAGGCTACGTCTATAGAAAAAAGAACGATTATTTCTATAAATGCCAAAATTGTGGTGTTGGACACAATATGTTCAACTTCATTAATTTGGTAGATAGTGATTTGTCTAAAGAATATTCTCTAGACAAATTTAGAGAAAAAATCTCTATTACTTCTTTTGTCGATCCTATATTCGAAAAACCAAAATTTGAAAGTTCATCTTACAATTTCAACATTCCAAAAATTTCTGAATTACCAGAAGATCACTTCGCATATGAGTATTGTGTAAAACGAAAGATACCGAAAGAAAACCTATCGGAACTGTACTTTGCTGAAGATTTCAAAAAGTTTGTTGATGAAACTGTGCCCAATCATGGCAAAGAGTTAAAAGAAGATGATCCACGTTTGATCATTCCTTTCTTGGATGAAAACAAACAATTAGTCGCATTTCAAGGTCGAGCACTCAGAGATTCCAAGTTAAGATATATAACCATCAAAATCACAGAAGACAGTATCAAATATTTTGGTGTGAACAAACTTGATTTGAATAAAGAGATATTTGTAACGGAAGGTCCTATTGACTCTTTGTTTTTACCGAACTGTATAGCAACAGCAGATTCAAATTTGTCTAGAGTTTCGTCTTATTTCCCAAAAGAAAAATTGACACTTGTGTTTGACAATGAACCTCGTAACAAAGATATATGTAAATTAATAGATGATGCAATTGACAAACATTTCAAAGTTTGCATTTGGCCAGAAATGATTGTAGAGAAGGACATCAATGAAATGATTTGTTTCGGCGGCTATACAAAAGAAGAAGTTTTAGATATCATTCAAAAAAATACTTTCGTTAACCTCAGAGCAAAAATTGAATTTATAAATTGGAGTAAAACATGACAGTTAGATTGATTAATTATTCACAGGCACCTGATTCGAAAATGACGTTGCTTGAACAAGTGGCATATGCTGCTCGGGTTTCGAATCCTTCGAACCAAAACAACATGGACACTGCTGAGAAACTAGTTCGCTATCTGATTAAGCATAATCATTGGTCGCCACTGGAGATGGTTTCGGTGTGTCTAGAGATTGAGACTACACGTGACATTGCTAGGCAAATTCTTCGGCACCGATCATTTTCATTTCAGGAGTTTAGCCAACGTTATGCTGACCCAGTGAAAGAATTGGATTTTCAAATAAGAGAAGCGAGACTTCAGGATTTGAAAAACAGACAAAACAGTGTCGAGACAGAAAATGAATATATTAAAGAAAGGTGGGAAGAAGAACAGTTTTCCGTTTTGATGAAAATCAAAAGTGCATATAAGTGGGCTATTGACAATGGTATTGCCAAAGAACAAGCAAGAGCAGTCTTGCCAGAAGGCTTAACATCGTCTAGAATGTACATGAATGGCACGCTTCGTTCATGGGTACACTATATACAACTTCGTTCTGCTAACGGCACACAAAAAGAACATATGATC